CTGGAAGACACATGTAGTCTGGCATCTCGCATATAGGAACCTCGTTCACAAGGAAAAACGACTCGAACAGTTCCTGGCAATCAGCTCCAATCTTGAAGGTATTGTCCTTCAGCCATTGGATTCCGGCATTCTCTGGTATCTGCGATATGTCAAGGTCTTCGCCAATCATGATTCACCTCACGCGGAAAAGTTGAACAAGTTCTCCATCCTCGTCTTTTCGTCCATGCTTGGGTTGAACGTGTTTTTCAATTCCTTCGTGGAGTAGAGTTTTCTCCAACAGGCGTCCACGAAATCCTGTGGGAACGCCTTGATCCCACCATAATGGAGAAGAAGGTTGTAGTGTGCGCACTTCCTGCAAGAGCATCCACAGTTGTTCCTCCACAACGTGATGCCATACTTCCGTTGGTTCATTTCATGGCACTTGTTGGAGGATTGGGCCGAGAAGCAACTGAACAGAAGATCCTCAACCCCATACTTCATGGCAATCTTCAACTCGTCCAGCTTTGTGATGGACAAATCCATCGTCAGATAGTCAATCCCAACATGTCTGTTCACGCACTCAATGAAAGTCCTTGACACCTCGGATGCGTCGGTGAAGTTTGTTCCTGGAACGCAGTCCTTGAGGAAGAAGTTGTCCTTCTCTCCAAGGCTAATCGTCCTGCACCCATTCTCGATGCACCAATCCACCATCGTTGCCATTATCATCTGGTTCTTGATTGGGTTCTCTGCCCAGTGCTTTCTGTATGGATTGTCCTTCTTGAAGTTGCCAACGTATCTCGCCTCAACAATCGGAACACCAACCTTCTCGCATACAGCCTTCATCGCCTTGAGTTCCTGACCACCACAACTTCGGTTCATGTTAGCCATCGTGTATGCAACGATTGAACGCCCACTTTCCTTGAGGAAAAGCATCTGCGCTATGGAGTCAAGTCCACCACTCACTGCCACAAGGACCATGTTGGGGTCAACATCTGGGACATTCTCTGGGAACTTGACTGGAACCGTGTTCATCGTTGGTGGCTGGAAACTGAATCCAGAATACACCAATTCAACAAACTTCTGGAACCCATCTTGGACAGAAACGGTATCGTCAAACACCTCCTTGTTGAATATGTCGTAGAGGCTTATCGCAGAATCCGAGAACACTGCTCTGGATACTGGAATTGAGACCCTGCTTGCCTTTGATTTCACTTCAATCATTTTGCCGTTGTTTCCTTTCCACATTGGATTCAGTCAATCCTTGAACTTGAATCGCAGATTTCACTTCCCTTGGGAGAAATGGTGAACTCGCAGATTGTCCACTCGTCTTCCTCATGCTCCTTCCATCCGAACTTGAGGACGAACATGTTCAGACTCTTGATTTCCCAATCGTTCGTCTCGTCATCGCAGATTATCTGGTAGTCGTTAAGCGTTCCATCGTCAACAAATGGCTGGACAATCTTCCCAACAGCCTCTATTGCCTTTGCCTATGTCTCGAAGTTGTTTGGCTCGTATGCCACAGCAAGCTGAATCGCATTTGAGATTTCAGTGTATGTCCTGCTCTTGATTTCTTTCCAATTCATTTCTTTCCTCTTTTCCTGTTCAAGTTCTCGTGCCATGGCTTCACCAGTCTGTCTATGATTTCACCCATCTTGTTGGCTGGAATGGATTCAGTTTCTCCATCTTCCCCACCACGCTGTTCATTGACACCCTCAAGGAAATGCTCAAGGTCAAGGGTTACTGTCCACGGCCCATTTGTCAAGGTGAACCCATCGTTCCCATTAGCCAACTGGTTCATTGCCATCATTCCAATCTTGTTGAACGATTCAACAATGGCTTGGAACAACTGCTTTTTCATTTCCTCGTCATTGTCCATAGGTCATTCCTCATTTGCCCTTTCCATTCAACACATCAATTATACAATCAGCTCCATCCTTGGTCAGGCCAACAGTCATGTCGGTTTTCACAACCCTTGAATTGTCTATGTATGGAAGGATGTCAATAACCTCGTCGTCAACAACGCAGAACGATTCAACCTCTGGATGCTCTGAAAGCCATTGGTTGATTTCAAGCCCACGGATTCCCTTTGAGTCGGATGATGTCTCCCCAACGAACAACTCGTCTCGTTCCCTTCTCAACTTCTCGGCAAGGACATCCCTCCAGTTCCTGTCTGGCTGGTAAGGGGCGTATGTCTTGTGGTGTCGCCATGAGGATGAAAACACGATTTTGCAGTCCGTATTCCCAATGACATAGCGGAGCCTCGCAACAAGGTCTGGGTTGAAGCCATAACGCCACTCGTCAAGGTCAATCCAATCGTTGTCCTGCATGGGAGTTGGGCACATGCAGTTGAGAACACCGTCGATGTCAAGGAACAGGACTTTCATTGCGTGAACCTCTGAAGGTAGTTTACGATTTCCCAGATGTTGTTCACAAGATGACCCTTCCCAAGGTCTTCCTGCGAATCCCCAAGCAGGGACAATTCCCAGCATATGTCCTTGATGTCCAAGTCCTTCTCGTCCATCTTCTCAATGAAGTGGTGAAAGTCCTCGGAAACAAGATATGGGTGATTCTCCTTGAAGAGCCAGGTGAGCACGGGGATTTCATAATCATCTGGCAGTTCGTCAAGAACCTTTTTCATTTCGGCGACTGTCATATCAACTCACCTTTCTGAACCTGGGCTTGCCATCCTTGCCGAACGAGACAATCTTCATGTCCCCAAGGTGCTTCTTGGACACCTCGCCCCTGATGTAGAGAAGTTCGGTGCGGATTCCCATTTCGCGGCAGAGGACATTCAACGCAGACGTTGACTGAACCCCATTGTGGACAACCGTCAGGTAGTTCAACTGCTTCAGTCCGGCAAGATACCGCTTCATGGCGTCCATGTCAATGCGCTTGAGGCTGTCAACCACAATCTCCTTGTGGGGCTTGGTCAAGAAGTCCTCGCCAACGTACTCGAAGGAGTAGCAGTCCCGGTTCACGGAATGCACGGTCTGGTCGTTCTTGATGTGGTTGATTCGCCCATTCGAGAACGCGCCCTTCTTGCCATTCCTAGCGGTTGTGCGCCACTTGGGGTTCTTGGAGAGGTAGTGTCCAAGCTTGATGTGGGCTGTTCTGATGTACAGCTTCAATCCCCTCTTGACGTACATGTCGGCTATCGTGTCAAGGAACCTGCTTCCAACCCCCAGACCCTGGAAGTCTGGAAGAATCACAAGGCGCGTCACTCGCCAACCACCACCCATTGTCCCAGAAGGCTGGGGCATGACGGCGCAGAATCCCACAAGGGTCTCGCCCCATTTCAGAATCCAGCAGTCGGCGTTTGAGGCAAGCTTTCCATTCAGATAGTGATGTGGAGCGAATACCTTTTTCCAGACCTCTCGCTTCTCGGCTCCTTCGATTTGGTAGAAGGAGAGGTCGATGCTTTTTTTAGCAATCGTTCCCTTGTGTCCTTGTCCCGGAAGTCGTATACCACGCCCTTCTGGAGGTCAATGAGGATGTCGGGCTTGACATAGGGAATGACATCGTAGTGGCAACCACAGAGGATGACGTTCTTGAAGCCCTTCCTTCGGATGTACTTCTGGATGCCATTGGAAGCTGCCATGGCCACGTTTCGGTCAATCACGCTTGTGTACTCGTCAACCATGACCCTATCGCCAAGGTTCAGAGCCATGTCGGCGCGGAAGCCCTCTCCGGTCGAGAGTACGCTGCGTGGGCGGCAGATGACGGGCATGGAACTCAACCCAACTGACTGAAGGGCGGAAAGACCATCGTCAGGATCGTCAATGAAGTTGGAAATCACAGCCTTCGTGTTATCGTAGGACTTCGTGGGATAACGCCAACCAGCATTCTTGAACGCCTTGAGGAAGGTAGACTTGCCAGAGCCAGAAGGTCCGACAATCTGGATAATGTTCACGTCCATGTTCAGAATCTTATCGGGAATCTCGTAGGGATATACCTTGGACTCTCCGGTGAACTTGTAGTCAAAGCACTTGTCAACAAGGTCAGTTGCCTTGTCAAGTGGAACCTTTGACACAAGAGGAACTTCACTCCTCTTCAGCTTGCACAGAACTGGGGCAAGTTCCCAGGGTCTTTTCTCAGACATTTCTGCCTTTCCTTGTTTGATTTACGAAAAATCTTCACCACCCATAGAAGCCATCAGGAGCCTCTTCAACTCCAATGGTCAGGGTCTCGTTCTTGAACATTCCATTCCGCTTCCAGAAGTCAAGATGCGCCTTCGCGTCAGACTTTCGGGGATAGCCCTCGCCAGCCCAGGCAGAATGGACGAACTCCCCATTGGGGTCGCTCGTCTCAATCACGTACATGGTCTTTTTCTTTGCCATAATCAGCTCCTTGTTTTCTCAAAAACACAGACAGTATACCAAATCCCCATCTGGAAGTCAATGGGGGTCTGAAAACTTTTCACTGTTCCTCAGCCGGAAGAAAAACTTTCAATGGATACCAGAAACTGCCGAACATGAAGTTCTCAACATCCCCTTTGCCATAGAGGACAATTGAGCAATCTTCTCTCTTGTCATCGTCAATCACGTCCAGACAGTCCTTTGCGTTCTGGAAGTTGGAGAACATCATCGCGCCATCCTCAGGGCGTTCAACCCAGTTCTCAATGCCCCAGAAGAAAGACTCGTTTTCCGTTCCAGCACATTCAACCTCGTTGCAGAACCCACCAAAGAACTGCTCAATGTTGGTCTCGGTGTCACGATGGACAATCATGAATCTGCTGCCATCATTCTGGCTTACCTTTGACTTATCAATCATATCTTCGTTCCCTTCTTGATGTTGCACAAAGTCTCTTCGGATTCCTCGTACCACTGGTCAATGGCAGGTTGCTCAACGCCAAGATTTTGGAGAATCTGGTGGAATCTCAGATCCGGGAAACCCTCAACCGCCCATGAAACCAGTTCAAGAATCTTTCGGTTCGCCTCTTGTCTGCTCATTCTCAACAACCCTTATCCTCTCAGGAGGAATGTCTCCCCACACGTTAATCTCGTCAGTCTCAACTCCCCAACTTCGTACTTCGCTTCCAATTCCATCTATGTCAACCTCAAGGAGAACAAGCCCATCCTGAATCCAGCTATCTGGCTTCTCGGACAGACATATGAACGCCGACTTGTAGTCTCCATGACATCGCAGAAGTCCATCCTTCAATATGGATTCCACGTTCTCGAGCTTGGTGACGTGGTAGAGTTTCACTGCTTTTTCCTCAATGTTTCCTCAACCCCATCCCAATAGCCCTTGTTGAAGCCAAGATACTCGCTTGTGCATCCATCCTTAATTGAAATCCCACGTTCCTGTGCCAACTGGAACACAGCGTCCTGAAGGTTGTTCATGGTGTAGTTCATGGGACTGGGAAGATGGTAGTCTCCCGCAACTATGGAATGCGCGAAGTTGAACGCCCAAACAATGACGTTCTCCTCATTCTCGGTAAGCCGTTCAGCCCTTGGCAGCTTGGTTTTCACGCCTTACTCCCTTCTTCGTCTCACGGGCCTTGGCAAGCCGAAGAGCGGCAGCCTTCCTCTGCTCGTCAGTCATGGTGCGCTTACGGTTGGGGTTCTTCCCAAGACGATATTGCCAAAGAGGACAGTCCTTTGCCGGACACAACTTCACCTCTTCGCGTTGATCACAGCAGCAGTCCAAGCACTTCGCCCGAATTGCCTTGATTGGCGTACTTATGTCAATGGGTTCTTTCTCCATTTCATTCTGTCCTTTTTGGGGGGTTATCATCACAGTTCAGTATACAACAAATCTGGTTTTTGGTAAACTTCAAATGTTCCCATGGCACGTCTGGTCAAGGTTGTTCCACACCTCGTTGTCAATCCAATGCCCACTGGGGTTGGCATCGTCACGGGCATACTTCTCCTTCGTCACGATAAGCAGATCAGAGATGGGAACGAGGGTGTATACCCTGCGGTATTTGTGTATGTCCTTGTAGATTGACTTCAAGTAGGAATAGACGGTGACAACCATCTGGGTATGGTCAATCATCTTCGAGTTCTGAATCCCAAACTCGTTGACGCACACGTTGTCCTTCCACGTTGTGAGGATTGCCTGCCATGGGAGGTTCCGTGTGAAGGACAATCCAACCGGAGCCTTGAAACTACGTCTCTTCATCTTCACCTCAGTGTACTTGGTGGATGAAGTGACGTAGCCAGACTCAACAACGTCCTTGACAGCCTCCCAATCTTCAAGTGGAACGTCATGGTAAACTCCATCATGGGAAACACCATTAACGGCATCCCGAATCTTCTCGTTGTAGCGAGGAAGAAGGTCAAGAATCCATGCCGGAACCCTTGAGTCATTGTCAGTGAATGCGGCATCCTCAATCTCCTCGCTGTGGTCGTTGACATAGCCACTCTTCACGAACAAGGAGACAAGCTTCCTGTTCCTCTGATAGACAACATCCTTGTTCTCCCACCACTTGACCCCATACTCCCACGAACCATCGCGGTAGTGGATTTTCACTGGAAGCACGTTGGTGTCGGAAAACCCATCGCGGAACTCCTTGCTGGAAAACACCATTCCTCTGAACTTCCTGCTAACAAGTTCCCCATTTTTGTCAATATAGGCAAACTTGAGTTCGTCCCCTTCGTACTTCGTCTTGCCATTCTCCACCTTCTTCCAGAGGTTGGCAAGAGACTGTATGACGTTCGCCTTGAGCAAGTCCTCGAGGGAAACAACTTCAATCCACTTAATTCTCTTCTTCATAAGTCAACCATTCTCCAAGTCTGTTCTGAGGGATATCCCAATCGTATCCATACGCCTTTTGATTCCCAAACCTCACTGTCTGCATGACATCCTCGTTCACAAGTTTTGTTCCCTTGTATGTCATGAGTACAATCTTGATTTCATCCAAACTCCATTTGAGTGGACCAGGGCAATGTGAACTCGTCTCAATGTTGTATCTGTCATGGGCGAGCTTGAAGTTGCCATAGTCCATTCGGTATTCCTTGCTCTTGATTGGATGCCCATCCTTGTCGGGTTGCACATAGGAAATGCGGACAGAGAAGATGTTGCGATAGCCCCGCTTGTGGCTTTTCTTCAACGCCCTCAAGCAGGCTACATCATCAGAATATGGAATGCCTTTGTTGTTCATCACTTTACATCAATTCGCATCGGGTTTACAAATGTACCGAGTATCAATCTCTTCCTTGACTTCTACATTCTCTTCCCAGGATAGTTTGTGCCAATAGTTATTGTACTGAGTGGACAGTGAACGAATTATATGTCCATCATCAGACTTCAGTCGCACAATAGCACCTTTGAGAATATACCCTTCCTTCGTATGCTCCCCGAGAGCCACATATTTTACCTCCCTATAGACAAATAGTTTTGAGCATGTTCCAACAGTAATTTTTGTTCCTTTCTTCACAGTCTCTGGAAGTTTGTATTCCTCAACTTCAACAGGAAAAGCCCTTCCATCTGACTTTGAGGCCATCCATATCACTTCAATCGTCCAGTTGGTCATTGCATGCGAATTGCATCGCACATTGACATCATAAGCCAAGGAAATAAACTTTATCTTGTCTGACGACCCCCAATCAGTACGCCACGGCACATGCTTCTTGGTCATTCGTTTGGGCTTCATATCAAACATTATACTGTATGCTCTACTTATGTTCCTCTGTTCAGCAGTTTGAGCAAAGCACTCATAGGACATTGACAAAACTACACACACAACTGCAATAATGATTTTCTTCATCTTGACTTCTCCTATTGGTTGTTCAACAACACCTATAGTATATCATATTGACGCATGAATGTCAATGAGGTCTAAAAAGATTATAACTTCCAAATTACTTGGAAAAATCAACTTCTTCAACAGTTATTCCAGTGTTCTTGGAAATCCAATCCGCTATCAAGTGTCTATGGCAGAAATCATCTGGCTTTTCGTAGCATAGCATGACGGCATTGTTCCCCATGTCTGCCACAACCTTTTCTGGATTCAGTTTGGAAAGCACAGTCTCGTTGTACTTCCCAATGTACCAGTCATTGGAGAGGTGCTTGTTCTTCCATTCCCAAAACCAATCTTTTCTTGGGGCAAGGTCTGGATAGAAATGTACGTTCTGCACATCATAGAAGAACTTTGGGGCGTAACCAGCAACACAGACGAGCTTTAATCCCATTTCCTTAAGTTGCTTGACCTTTGCGAAATAGGATGTGTAGAGGTTCATGCCAACAATCCTTGCAGTATCTTGGAACAAGCCTTCTTGTCGCAATTGGATGGAAGCGACTTCATCATCAAACCAAAGTCTTTCTTTCCAAGTGGATGCCCCAGTTCAGTTTCCTTCTTCGCCATGATTTCCTTCACCACGCCCTCAAGCATGTTCTCAGGTATCATGGGTGGAAGAAACAAGGATATGTCAGCCAGCTCAGAACGCGCCTTTTCCTCCAAATCGGGCCGAGAAGCCATCTTCGCAGACTCCATGGACTCCTCCAACTGCTTGGCGGACTTCTTGAGGCAACTTATGACGATTTCCTCAGTAATCTCCTTGCCCTCGTTCACAGTCTTGTTCTTGATGTCAGAAACCACCAAGCGAAGGGTATCTCTCGTTGATGTATTTCCTGACTTCATCGCGTTCTTGATTGTCTCTTGGATTCTGTCGTATGTTTCGCTTGCCATGTTGTCTTGCTCCTTTAATTTAATTTGGACAACATTATTATACCACATTTGGAAGAAGCTGTAAAGTCAAGGGGACTTCCTTCTCAATCCAAGCAAGCAAATTCCCAAGGACAACAAGATGAAGGAGTTTGGTTCTGGAACTGAACGAAAATCTGGAGACCACGGAACCATGGTAGGAGGTGCAACATCGCCAGATGCATACATGTGTCTTCCGACTAATTCTCTATACAACTCTGGTGCTGATTCAGCAAGGGTTCTCCAAACATAATCTCCTGCGTCATCGTTCCACTCATTATATCCAAGTTCCATAATGAACAAAGCATCCATCACCTCTGATGGATAATCTGGCGTAATCCCTTGTATTGCATCTTGTATACGTTGTATCGTATTGAATCCTGTTTCAGATTGATTTCCTGTAGGAACACCAGTTCCCCACCCACCTTCCCAATCAGCGATTTCCATACCCCAATCGCCATCCCATTCTTCAGGAAGTCCCGTATCCTGGTCTTCTCCCCAGATTTTCAATATTGTTGAAGATGAACCATCACTTAAAACCAATTTAACTCTTGCAGCAGGCCAACTATCGTCTGTTGATGGATATGGGACTAAGAATTGTTGAATATTGCCTCCATCAACAGTAGTGTTTTCATCAACCTGCCACATCAAAACATCCGCGCTTCCATTCAAGAAAGCGAGGCATGAAAACAATATGGCAACAAGTCTTTTCATGTGGCAAATCGTGTTCTAGATTATGTATTTACAACATCATTTGAAATAATCCTGTGGTTCAAGCAACAGGCTATTCTTGTTTCGGTCAGTAATCTTTTCTGGCATTCTTCCAATAGGTTGAAAATGAATCACCTTAAGTCCAGGGATATCCTCAATCTTGTTCGTTATCACAATCGTAACATTCTGTTGCGCAAAACAATATCTATTGGAAGCAGCCATTCCACTCTGGACATCAGCCCAATCAATCTGAGACAATTCAACAATCCGTTCATTCGTCTTGTTCTCTCCTGCGTCTGAGCCAAATGCGAATGTCAATCCAAATCCAACGCATAATGTCATAATCAGTTTCTTCATAGTTTCCCATTATACCCCAAATCAATCGTCTCTGTACAACTTGAACTTCTTGCTTATCTTGAATGCATCCTCGTCTGGAAGAGGTCTGAACCAAGCCCCAATCGTGGTAGTTCCATCTTCGTTCTCAGGTGTCAAGTCGGTCAGGCACTTGTCGTTGATATAGCCCCAGTCAATCCCCTCAACCAATCCAAGTTCCTGCACAACGGGCTCAATCTTCGTCTTGAGGTTGTTGAGATTTCTGGCTTCACAGATAGTCTTCGTGAAGATGTCGTTCACATAACCTTCCCAGATGTCCTTTGGAATCTCCAACGTCACGGTCACCGACTGCCTTGGATTCTCCCTCAAAGTGGTGAAGGTTGTTTCCCCCTTGTCATAAGCCTCCTTTGACATCCTGAACAATTCAGGGTGCTTGTAAAGAGCGGGTCCAGACTTCCCATTGCCATAGTTCTCCCATGCTGGCAACGTCATGAATTCGTTGTCAATAACAATGGACGACTTCATCAAATTCGTCCAATAAGCCTCGGCCAAATGTGCCAGCATCGCACCCATCTTCCCAGGCTTCAAATGCAAGTCCTTCCGTATGACAAAAACTCTTCTCATCGCATTTTCCATTCCTTCCAATTATACAACAAAGGGGCAGATGAAACTGTCCCCCTTTCTTTGAACGCATCCAACTGTGAAGAATCTTATTCCAAATGGTTCAATTAATTAGCCAACCTTTGCCAAAACTGGATTCAGTTGCGCCATGAAGTCCTCGTCCTTGTAGCCACCAGACAGTTTCTTCATGGTGATAATCTGGTTTGAGGTTCCCTGGATTAGGATAATCATTGACGCAAGGCCGTTGCCAACCTTTTTGGTTGCCTTGTCGTAGTCAAACACCCTGACCGACAGACATGCTCTGTCCCTCAGGAACCTTGTCAAGTTGGGAAGCTGTTTCGGAACGTCCTCAATCTTGATGTACTTGGGGTTGGAGAACACTGCGTCCCTTCTCAACATTTCCTCAACCTGGGACCATTCGTCCGATATGATGAACTTTGTGGCTTTTTCCTGCCCATTGTCCATGAAATTTGCGTATAGTTCTGTAGTCATTGTCTTTTTACCTTCCTTTGTTGAAATTGATTAGACTGGACAGCAATTCATTCCCTTGGATATTCCAAGGTAATTGTATGCCGCATCTTCCACGATGTCATACACTTCGTCTGGAAACACCGACTCGAAATAGTCAACGTTACAAAGAGAACCATCAGTCTTGTCTATGATGAACATTGCATCGCCATCTTCGTATCCAGCCTCGTAATCTGCATCTTCTGGAGCCCAATACTCGAACTTCACGTACACGGGAACAAGATTTTCCCTTATCTCCACCTCTTCGTCTTCTGGAATGCGTCTGTTCGTGTAGTATTTCCTTGCTTGGTCGCCAATATATTGGTCAATGAGATATTGCGCGTTTGAAGCCAACGAACCATATCCATCCGACTCTGGCCTTATTTCATCTACCTCAATGCCTATCACAGGTTCCTCTGCCGCGTCGTTCACGCTCTCAATGTATTTCTTCCATTTCATTTTCAAGTTTCCTCTTGTTGTTATTCAAATTCCAGAAGCAGCTTCGCTACGTTTCCCTCTTTCTTGAGTTGGATTGACTTGATGCCATTCCCCACTTCCATTTCGGCAAGCACCGTGTTCAAATCGTCAATGGAGACAAATCCTTCCTCCAAAGTTCCATTGCCTGTATCCCAGAAGCCACCTTGCACCAATTCCCTATACTCTCCATCGTAGCGCAACTGTGGGCATTTGCAGTTGCTCAGGCGAACCATTCCATTCTTCGCAAGTTCAATTGACGAGTTCTCGCCATATGGGTCAAGTTCAACCTGAATCCCAAGGTTGTCAAACATGAAGTTGGAAACGTATGTGTCAAGGTTCTCAATCTGGGAATTCTCCACTATATCGTTCAAAATCCTCATCACGGCATCCTGACATTCCTTGTTGGATGGGTCGTTCAAAGGCTTTCCCTTGTTCAAGTAGTTCTGGATAAGCTTCACCTCCCGAGTTGACACCTCAACCGGGATTGACTTGCTTTCGCCACCACCTTCGGATTCCGTGTATAGTTTTAGCCACTTCATATCAAAGGTATTTACCAATATTGTATACAAAAGAAATGGGGTTTTCGTACCCATCGGGTCATTATCCCACGGACGCAGATTGACTTCCCCCCATCTGCCATCTTTGGTTGTCAGTTGCGGTCCATCTTGAATGGCAACCTCTGGGTCATGATCCCAGATTCAAATGCAATTATACTGGATTCAGATTTCTTCGAAGTAGTTTTCGGGGTTTAACATCGCGTCCTTTGACAGTTCTTCCAGACCATCCACGATTTCAACTGCCTTTCTTTCAAGTTCTGGGTCGTCTGGTTCGTAATCGTGCTTGTACCCAACTATCTCATCGAACTGGCTTTCAATTCCACCATAGTCGTAGAGAAATCCAATCTCCTGCAGTCTGTCAACGTCAATGTCAAGGAGATCATCCAACGGCCAAGTCTGTCCCTGACTTGCGCCCAGAAGCCACGACTTCGCAATGTTGATTTTATCCTGCCTTTCGTCTCCAGTTGGCTCCCAGAGGTTCTTCATATCAATCTCTTCGCCATCCATCAATCTTTCAAAGTCCTCTGTTGTCCCTTCATCAGATGAAAGTCCTTCATGGACAAGGGCGTAATCGTCCGAGTTATCGTACTTGAGGATTGTCTGTCCATCGTCAAGTTGGAGAAGCATATCTGTGTAATGAGCCTGTTCAGCTCCTTCTGTCGAATTGTATCCATCATAGAGCCAGTCCTCAAGTTCCTCTCTTGTTCGGAAATACTTGATTTTGCCATTTGCCCTTCTTCCTAGATCAACTCCCCATTTGCCTTTTGCGATATCCATTTTCAATTTACCTTTCGCTTTTGGTTGTTTACAGTATTTACAAAGAAATGCGCAAGTTGTATAATTGAACTGACATGACAAGGATAAAGATAAAGAAGGTAAACATACACAATTTCCTTTCGTTCCAGGACGAGGAATGGGACTTTGAGAACACATCTCCTTTGGTTCTGATAAAGGGCGAGAACAAGGACACTGAATCCCCACTTGGAAACACATCCAATGGTTCAGGAAAATCAGCGTGGTCACATGCTCTAATGTATGCGTTGTTTGGACAGTTGAACGGCAAGTTCCACAACGAAAACATCAAGAACGATTATGCGAACACCATTCTTGATGGGTTCAAGATGTCGGTGGCAGTTGAGGTTGATGTTGTCATATCCAAGACTGACATAAGGCATTGGCAGATTGTGCGTGGTCTTCAGAAGGGAAAGGCGGCCGTTGTCCTTCAGCTCTACATCCTTGAAGATGGAGTGTGGAAGGACATATCCAAATCAAGCACGGCGAACACCCAGAAATTCATTGAGGAGAATGTTCTGTTCATGAACTTCGAGATGTACCAGCGTCTTGTCATGCTCTCCATTGAGGACAAATATAATTTTTTCAAATTAAACGCCTCCCAAAAGAGGGATTTCGTAGAGACATTGTTCGACACGACAGTTTACTCGAACATGTACAAGATGATGTCCGAGGACTTGAAGTCAAGGAACATCATTCTCCAGAACCTGAAGGTGAATCAGGTGAAACTTGGCAAGACAAAGGAGATATGCGAGGACGAAATTGAACGGTACAAGGCGAGTGTGAACGACCAGATATCTGAGACCAACCAAGAGAAGGATGTGCTTCAGAAGAAGGTGAATGTGCTTGAGCCAAGGTTCAATGAACTTCAGCAACAGAGGGAGGTGATCGAATCCACTCTTGCGAAGATAAGGGAGAACAAGGCGAAATTGGATGAGGTCATATCCCAGTGCAACGATGCCATCACGAACTCCCGCATTGAAATCAACAATCACAACACAACGATTTCACATCATAACCGAGAGCTGAACAAGCACAAGGAAGTGCTTGGCATGATTTGCGACGACTGCAAGAAGGTTGTGGACAAATTCTATTCTCTGGATGTATACCGCGCGGAGATTGAAAGCTTGCAGACAAGGATTTCCGAGGAGGAGGCGAAGATTGAGAACAACGCCAGTCAGATTGAGAAGGTCAAGGCATATGACGACAAGCTGAAGTCTGATGAAATGTCCAAGATGAACGAACTGTCTGACAATCAGGTTGAGGAACGCAATCTCCAGTTCCAGAAGGTTCAGCTTGTGAAGTCAATCAAGGATCTTGAACGCAAGGCTGCCGATCTTCTTGAATCCATTGAGAACGAGAACAAGATTCCATCATATTCTGTATACAAGAAGACCCTTGACGAGATTGCAGAGGTTGAGAAGGAATTGAAGGACGAGTCAATGAGGCTATGCCTCTTGACTGTTGGTTCGACAATTGTCTCCCCTGAATCCATAAGGAAGAACATCATATCCAAGGTTGTCGCGTCAATCAACGCCATGATAAACCAGAACCTCTCGGAACTGTGCGTGAACTTCACATGCGCCCTTTCGTCTGACATGAACGACTACGCCATCATGGCTGGGAACAACGAGGTTGATCTTGATTTGCGTTCTGCTGGAGAGAGAATGAAACTGTTGATTTCAAGCCAATTGGCTTTCCGCAGGTTCCTCATGTCAAGGTTCAATGTGAGCATGAACGTCATGATTATCGACGAAGTTGTGGACAGGGCGCTGGATTCAGTGTCAATCCAAAAGCTACTTGGGCTTCTTCTCCAATTGTCCCAGAAGGAGAACACAAACATCTACATCATTTCCCATAGAGGAGAGGTTGAGCAGATGTTCAAGACAATGCCTGACACCCAGACGCTTGTCATCAAGAAACAGGACAACATTTCGCACATAGTACGCGACTAGGAAGGAGACAATAAATAATGACTACAGAAGAGGAAATCAAGAAATTGAAGAGGGACAACCTGAGAATGAACATCATTCTGGTAATTGCACTTGGATTGATGGGCGTCATAGGAGGGATTGACAAGGTTGTTGTCACACGGTTGACAAAAGCCACCTCAGAGATTTCCCAGAAAGTTGGAGTGGAGTTCCAGACAAAGACAAACAACTTGTTTGGGGTATGGCAGATTGTGAATCCCAAGTGATGAAGATGAAATCCACATTTTCCAGCAAAATCAAAAGGTTCTGGTGAAAACCAGAACCTTTCGTTCATCTTCAAGTGCGCTTCTTGATTAGAGAAGGTGCTTGAAGGATTCGCAGAACGCGGCGATGTCCGACGCAACCTTAAGGTCGTCCTCTTCCTCCGCTTCCTGGTCGGCCAATACGTCAGCGCCAACCTGATCCATTGCAGGAGCCTGGTCAATCTCGTCCTTTTCGAGGTCGCCCATGATGCTTCGGTCAAACGTATTCGCGCTCACATCACCAATCTGGGACGCAATGTTGTTCCACTCGGTCTGGATTGTCTGGGAGAGAATCTGAATCTTCTGCAACTTCATGGCAACGTCCTCCTTGCCAGGAACCTTGCTCACTTCGTCCGCAACCTTCTTGTAGTAGTCCTGAAGTTCCGTGAGGACTTCTGGAACAACCACGTTGTTGTCGTCGGTTGTGGCAACGCCATTCGTGGCATAGTCGCTTGACCACTGGATCTTCTTGGAAGCTGGGGTTGCCAGACCAAGATTGTCAAGATCTCCATCGAACGTGTCAAGTGGAAGACCATCTGCTCCAACAGAGAAGTCGTTTGCGCCATCGTCAAACAGCGCATCCTCTTCGTCTGGGGTTGGAAGAGCCGTGTCGTCAAGAACATCGCTTGTTGGAGCTGGAACCGTCTCGTCGGGGGTTGTTGTGGCAAGTTCCTCTTCTGGAGAAGGAACCATGTTGCTGATGTCAACATCGTTCACCACGCTGTTCTGGATGTCACCAGGCGTGAGGATGTTGTCGGATGTAGCTGGCTGGATGTCCTCCCAATCGTCTTTGTGGAGATCGTCAACCTCGGCGTCAATCTTGTCATCAATGGCCTTTTGTTCAGCATCAACATCCTCCTGGATAGGAATGTCGGTGATTGGGTTCTCCTGCTTGTCCTCCTGGATAGGAATGTCTGTGATTGGATTTTCCTGAGTTGTCTCGGCAACAGGCTCTTCAGCTGGTGCAGTGGCTCCACCCTCGGGTGGGGCTTCCTCGGCTGGAGCCTCTTCTGCAGGAGTATCCTCTGGGGGTGCTTCCTCTGCGCTCACTTCTTCCTTTGCTGCTTCCTCTGCTTCAGCCTTCACTTCCTCAATTCCATCTGCACTCTCCATGTTCTTGATGAGAGAGTCAATCATTTCCTGTGTTGCTGAAATGAGATCTGTGGAGGTATTTGGATCCTGAACCAACTCGTTCATGTAGTTGGTGTAGTATGCGAGAAGTTCGCGCATCTTGGCTTTTGGATCGTCAATGTTTTCAGTAGGGGCTTCCTCGGCAGGGGCTTCTGGTGCTGGCTCTGCTGCTGCGTCAGTGTCTGTTGTCACTGGTGTTTCACCACCATCTGCAGGTGCATCAGCAGAAGCATCAGCAGAAGCATCAGCAGTCGCGGCGTCTCCAGCAGGTGCGTCACCCTCCGATGAACCATCCGCGAATGGATCTTCACCACCAGGCGCAGCTCCATCGTCTTCAGTCACCGTAACGCCATGTGCGTTGGTGTTTGGGATCTCAACCCACTTCGTGTCCTTGAGTTCAGAATCAAGGCTTTCTTCTTGGATTGGTTTGAATGTCATTTCATTTTCCTCGTTGTCCGTAGTTGTATTGTTTAGTTCCACAGGTTCATCATTTGAAATGTCAAATGAACCAATGTCTTTGACTTCAGTGGGAAGAGAGATTTCGCCATTCTGCCCCATGAAAACGAATTCATTGAACTTCTTGGTGATTTCCTCCATTCTTGCGAAGTCTTCCGTGAAATTGTCAAGTGTGGTGGTCTTTTTTTCATCCCCATCTGAACCACCAATCAGATCAACCTTGCCCTTTGTCTTTGTGTTGTAGACCCACAGACCAAGGCTTCCATCGGTCTGCTGCGGGAACATGAGGACAAGACAGTTCTGATCCTCAACGATAGGCGATACCACAAGATATTTCCCAGACTCTGGCATCAAGATTGATTCAATTCCAGGAAAACTATCTTTTAGCGATTTTTGGGAATTCTCGTCTGTCAAGTCAAAGATGAAATGATCAATTGGGTTGACGTTCATCTTCCCAACGATCTCATCGTACTTGGCATATAACTCTTCCAGTTTCATGATATGTCTCTTTTCTTGAAGGACTTTTTTTGATTGTCAGTTATATTTACACAAATTAGGTTGAAAACCCAGTGTTGTGATTTTGACTATTTACCATTTTGTTGAAAAGTCATATAATGTATGTGGAATCATTATGACCAAAGTTGGAGACAAATACGTGATAGAGTACCTGGGCAAGGTCTTGAAGACCTCGTACTGGGAACCATTGTCTGACGAGATTGTGGAGGAAGCCAGAAGGGAATATTTCGCCAAGCCGTCATTTGAGGAAGTCAAATCCCAACTGCTCAATGTGTCAAAGGGTGGAACGAGAATAAACCAGATAAACCGCTACTATTTCCGAGACGTGATGGCGAAGGTCAGGTTGAACTACAACAAGTGGACGATAGAGGAGGTTTTCTCCAACAAGGAACTGGTTGAATTCATGTCCGCGAAGATGAAGCAGAATCAGAACGTCTACAAGCCAGAATGGTCTTTGGCAACGAAGATGTACAAGATGTTCGCCATAGCTGGGAAGAGATTTGCATCTCCACCAACCCTGTTTCCATTGGCTGTTGTGGACAGGGTTCTGGGAAAGTACAATCTGAATGGGGAGTGGTACGATTACAGTTGTGGATGGGGGACAAGGATGCTTGGTGCGATGAGAAATGGGGTGAACTACCATGGCACAGACCCAAACACCCTTTTGTGCGAGAGATTGGAAAAATTGAAGTCCGACTACTGCTCCATATGTCCAATCAACACGGAAGTTGAGATAGTATGTGGGGGTTCTGAGGTTTTCCACCCAGAATGGGAGAACAGAATGGGGTTGGCTTTCAGTTCCCCACCATATTTCGATCTTGAGGACTATTCCATTGGGGAAGGACAGTCATGGAAGCCCGGTGTTTCGTACAGAGGGTGGCTTTCAGCATATGCCGTACCAACCATGCTCAATATCTGGAAGTACCTTGTTCCAGGTGGAAACTTCATTGTGAACATTAAGAACATAGGCAAGTACAAGATGGCTGACAACTGGATGGAGATTGCCAAGAGGATTGGCTTTGAGTTCGTTGGCACGGATTCGGTTGAAGTGCATCCAAGGTGCTTTGGAACCCCGAATGGAAATGGCAAGTACAACGTCCTGCCAAACGATGAGGACATGTTCATATTCAGGAAGCCACTATGACACTGAGCAAAGACCAATTGAATGCGAAGCAGACAATCCTTGACTGGATTAACTCAAGGAACAGGCGTTCGTTCATCACACTTGGGGGATATGCCGGAACTGGCAAGTCCTCCTTGATAGCCGAGGTTCGGAAATCCCTTCCCCAGAGGTGGAAGGTTGCGTTCTGCGCCTATACTGGAAAGGCGTCTGGGGTGATGAAGGACAAACTGCTCGCCACAAACGCGGTGAATGGAAACGATTACGTTGGGACAATCCACAGTCTCTGCTACCATGTGAGGGAAGATCCAGACACCAAGATGAACGTCTTTGAGAGGAAGTGGAGCATTGACTACGATTTGATTGTGGTTGACGAGGCAAGCATGGTGACGGAGGACATATTCAGAGACCTTCGGACGTATGGAATTCCAATGCTCTTTGTTGGAGATCATGGACAGCTTCCCCCAATAAGCAACTCGGAGGATGGTTCCATGTTCAACCTCATGGAGAACCCCATGATAAGGCTGGAGGAAGTACACAGATTTGGAGCCGGTTCGACTCTGCTTGACCTTTCAATCATGGCGAGAAATGGGGAGAGGATTCCATTCAGGCAGTTCGATGACAAGGTGGCGAAGGTCAAGGAGACTGATCCACTTGTGAACGATTTCATATTGAACAACCTCAAGGACTTCTCGAATGGGATCTGCCTCTGTGGTACGAACAACACAAGGTCGGACGTCAACCAGTTGATTCGCGTCAACTATGGAATTGTCCAGGACATGGAGGACAAGATTCCGAGGGTTGGTGACAGAGTTGTTTGCCTTCGGAACAACAGAGGGCTTGTGAATCCAATATACAATGGGATGCTTGGAAAGATAACGGCAATCTCTGACTGTCCAGACATTCCCCTTGAAGATCGTCCATATACAATGTCGGTTGAGGTTGACGATGGCTTTCTCTACACAGGTCTTGTCAGCAAGTCCCATTTTGGCGAATTGAAATATTCCACGGACGGCAAGGAGTTCATAACCGTAAAGGAATTGATGAAGATGAAGTCCTATCTGACAATATCGGAGAGGAAGAGAATGCGAAAGATTGGGAAGAAGAAACTGTGGTTCGATCCCTTTGACTTTGGGTACTGTCTCACTGTCCACAAGTCCCAAGGTTCGGAATGGGGAAACGTCATGTTGTTCGAGGAGACATCTGGATACTGGGACGATGACTACAGAAGGAAATGGCTCTACACCGCGGTGACAAGATCCAACGATAGGCTTCTGATAGTGGCTTGATTTTACATATGCGTCCAGATGTGGTATACTGTAGTGGAAGGACACGTTCAAATGAAAATACGCTCTGATTTCGTCAGCAATTCAAGTTCCAGTTCGTTCGTCATCTTTGGGGAGAAAGTGAAAACTGAACCAGACACCATCATTGTCGTCAAGGGCAAGAACAAGATTGAGAGAACCGTTGAACACGAATTTGATGTCTCGGCCTTTGACAACCTCAAGGAAGACGAGGCGTATTTCATCGTCATGAAAGACAGGGGAAGCGAGGGAGACTTCATATTCAAGTTGACCCCAGAACTCATGATGGATTGCGACATGCACCAGATTGACTTCTCAAAACTTGACATCTACAAGGCGAAGTTCTACATGACCGAGGGTGGATATCTCCACAAGCCGGCGGATTTCGACGATGACGATTCAAGGTACTATGAAGATGGCGAGGGTTCTTTGATGGATGCCATGAAGAAGGATGGCGTTTCTGTGGATGGACTGAGGATGTTCAAGTTCAACAAGGACTATTCAAACCCATCAATGCGTCCCGGGATTCTTTTGGAACTTGAATGGGTGGCAAAGAAAAGCAAAGATGAAATACGAAATAGTTGACTTCAGGAACGTTGTGTCGGATTGGTACAACGAGTTCCTCCCAATCGAATGTCCAGACAAGGCAAAGGCCGTGGAAGATGCTGGAATAATATATCTGGATTCAGTTTCCATAGATGCCGAGTTCAAGAAATCGACAACGCGGTTCATGCTTGAAAAGTTGGAGCAGATTCAAGGTGGGGACAAAGGCAAGACATGCATTATCGTCAGAGAGCCAAAGCCGGTGGACAACGTGAGGCTTCGTCCAATGCTCAAGCTGGTGGAAGAGTCCAAGGAGATTGGCGAAGAGGGAAAACTCAAGGTGCTTCATGTGGCGAACAGAAGGTATATCCCAATATCGTCGGAGATTCTGGTTCGGCAAGACAAGGAATTCGATTCGTTCCTTGACGATGTGTTCGACAGCATGATGAAGTTCAAGGTTGCCAAAATGAAGTTCGTAAAGTCTCCTTCGCTTGACATGACCGACATCAAGTCCACGATGGAGGACTTCTTTCCAAAATCTTCGTTGAAATGGCATATCCCAAGGGAAAAGGCGATTCACATAGACGCGAAAAGCGCGAACGAAATGCTTCAACCTCTGTTCGTCCGCATGATTGGTGGGAAAGTTTCCGATCAAGGAACGTTGAGGTACATGTCAAGATGCAAGCGGTCAATGATTGAGGACTTGGAGAAGGTGGTCTGACTGTCAATTGTTCTCGAAGTCAGATTCTTGCCAAGCGTCCCATCTGTCTCCAACATATGTGCCATCATCCTTCTGCCTTGCCCTGTACGTGGTTTCGTCAACCTTTTCCATGCAGTACGAATAGTCCACCAATGGAACCTTTGTGCCCTCGTCAACATAGTGTTCCACGAATTGATATTCCCTTTTGTCAGTGCCAAAGCCAACGAATTTCTTCTCCTGTCTCTGGAACGTTGACGTGAATTCCGAAGTTGGTTCGTACAGAACGTACAACCTTTGCCTTTTTGCGTACTGCTCTTCGGTCTCGTCTTCCCTCCTTTCACGCAATCCCTCTTCCACGAGCCACGCAAGAGACCTGTCGACAAACTCCTTCCAATCCTGCCATATGTGCTTGGACTTCAACGTGAACTTGTTGGTGTCTGGATTTGCTGGAAGACGGACAATCAAGTTGTTGTACGTCTGAATCCTTTCACGTATGTTGTCCACTGTCGTCTCGAAGTTGATTTGCCCTATCTTTCCGTTCAGTTGCTCAAGCCTCTTCAAGACTTGTTCCATCATTTCCTTGCTTGAGTTCGACAAGTTTATTCCATTCCTCAACTTCTCAAGTTCGGTCTTTTTGTTCTGCTCTTCCTCGTTGTCCTCATCGAACACAGACCTGTAGTTTTCCATGTATTCTTCAAGCGTGTTGTCGTACAACGAGTTCCTCTCAAGAAACTCCTTGCGCTCGGCATATTGCTGATCTATCCTTGTCTCCAACGCCTCGTAGTTCAGATTCCTGAACCTAATCAAGTCTATGAAAGTTGGGTTCCAAGCCAAGTTCTGCAGCCTTTCTTGGATTACAACCCAGTCTTGTGGGACATATTCCTCTCCGGGATGTTCCTTGTTCCACTTCTTGTCCTCAGGGTCGCGCATCAACCTTGACAACTCAAGAAACGTCATGTACTTGGTGATTTTGACAAAGAGATTGATTATCGCCTCCATTGTATGGAAATAGTGGTTCTCCTCTTGTATCATGGGGAACAGCTTTCCACACACCTTGAACGCAAGGTTCGATGTCTGCCTATGCCCACTCACAACAAATCTGAGATACTGTCCATCTTCCTTCTGAATCAAGTCAATGGTGGATGTTGGCTGAAGCGACAGAAGGGACAACGATGTCGAGTTGTCGATGTTGAACGCTGACATGTCGGGAGAAGTCAGATTGTTCGCGTCCGAGAAGATGTTTCCAATCTGGGCATCGTTGGAAACCACAGGCGCGGAGCATACGGTCTTTCTTGTCAAGCCATCCATGTCCAGAAGAGGAACATATGTGGTTCCGAACCATCTCAAGAACCTTTCCACTTCGTAAACCTTGTAGTACCTGTATTGCTTGCTTTCTTCCTCAACTTCCTCTTGATCTGGCAACTCCTCCTTGTCGTCTGGTCTCCACCATAGATAGGAATTGCCATCGTTGAATGGAATCGACAACTTGAAATCGTACATCTGGTTTCCGGTATTCAACGAACGCAGATATTCCTTGGAACCATACTCCCACTCGATATGTTCGCAATCGGAAAGACCAACAACCCCACTTATTTCAACCATCCCATTCGTCCGCAAATGAACCTTGACGTACTTCTCCGTGGTTCCACCAATCGGCTTGAACATCTCGTAGAAGCCATACTGCAAGTTGAAGAACGAGTTGAGTCTGTTGAACGCATCTTGATATTCGTCCGTTGGCTTGTCCAAGTACTGGTCAAAGTCAATTGTTCCTCCATCTTCATCCCCAACTCCATGGAAGTCAATCTCATGATCCTTCATCATGCCCTGAACCAATTGGGAAAGATACGATATTCTGTGATCCAAGTTTCCACTTGAATCGCCTATCGTCGCCGCCGCCAACTTTCTGACCCAATCGGATGTCAATATATAGTCAATCCAGTCCATCGTGGAGTCAAGTTGGCTGGTGTTGCCATCATGCTTGGATATGTACAACTGCATGTTGAGATCCAAGTCCCCCAGTTCGTACCTCTGATCCAACATCCTGACATATTGGCTCATCTTGCCATATTGCCGTCTGTTCTTGTACAATTCTGAAGATGACACTCCAATTGCTTCCGAAACTTGTTCCCTATGGGAAAGAAGGAACTTCATTCTGTCAATTGAGTTCTTGACCTTTATCGTTCCTTTGCCATATTTTACCATCACTCCATTGGCATCTTGTATCTGCCGAACCTGCGACTTTCCAAAGAGTTCGTCTCCCATTATCCTGTTCAAGGAAACTTGATAATCCTTGAACAAGCTGGTCAGATTGAAGTTTATGTCTCTGATGTCCAGTCTGATTCTGCGATTGCCCAGTGAATCTTCTCCACTTTGTTGTTCTGTCATGTTACTCATTGGATGAATCCTTGTAAGTTGGTAATGGCGACAACTATTTACCATTATTTTCACAGCAATGGTAAATACTTTGTCATGGAAGGAAAAGTCTCATCTCTGTTGGACAAGTTGGCTGGCAACATGGAAACTGTTGTCGATATTGCCATCAAGTCCTAGAAAAAATCTTCAAGTTGTGGCATCAGGCAAGTTGCACCACAAAAAACGCCACAACTTGCAAAAATGCCTGCCAAAGCAAGCCAGATCAAGATACGGAAAGAAGCCAGAAGGAAGATAGAGATGGAAGTCTCATCGTTGTTGAGTGGAAAACCCAAGAAAAGAACCCCCGAAATCTGTACAGAAGAGGACTTCATGATGAGCGCAATGGGAATTTCCACCAACAACGCGCAACGTCTTCTGGACGATGTTTCTTCTACGGCATTTGGCAACAAATTGAGTTGCGATGAAGAAAACGCCAAGAACCAGACAATAGACGTTCTTTCAAGATATGTTCCAACACAGGATGCAAGTTCTAACACTTTCAGCTATTCGCAGAGAGGGGAAATGGGAAGCGCGATTGGTGGCGCGGTTGGGGGTGCGATTGGCTCGTACTATGGTGGACCGATAGGAGAAGCGGTTGGAAAATACGTTGGAGAAAAGGTTGGAGATGCCGCAGAAGAGAAACTGAAGGAACAGATGTCCGATGGAAAATCAGATAGTGGTGGAGGAGGAGGTGGTGGTGGAACCCAATCAAGTGCGCAACAAGCGGCATAGGCACAAGCTAAAGCAATCACGCAAAGCGTGGCAAGCGCAATGAGTCAGGCAAACGCAGCCATCAACAAGGGAATGCAATTGGTGAAATCTCTGAAGTCGGCAGTAGGTCAAAACAACGGCGCGACTCAACTTCTCACAATGTCCTTGCAAAAGGTTCTTGACCAGAAGATAGCAAAGATGATGCAGAAGATAGTCGATGCGATTCTCAAGGCACATAAGATAACACACCCACTGTTCATTTCCATATTCGACATGACATGGACAGAAAATGGGCAATGGTCTCCCGAATGGGGAGAGACGAAGCCAAAGTGGATGAAGCCACTGAAGGAATTGGTGGAATATTTCGATTTCGTGCAAAAGATATTTGGTGGGGCAATAAACGAAATATGTGGTGGAATGGACGACATGTTCAATGAAGTCTGCGCAATTGGACAATATCTGTACAATCAAGACTACCAATTCAGCATGGAAGCTGGAATTGAGGTGAACGTGATGTTTCCAAAGCCACCACTTCATGTGCCTCTGATGTCAATATCCAAGCAGATTGAGGACGTAATGAACAAGATAATGATTATCAAGGAGATAATCAGACAAACGGCAAAGCAGATTCTCAAGAAGTTGAAGTCACTGGAAGCCCCAGAGTTGTACATAAACGCCCCAGAAGAATTCTTCACCATCCTTGAAGTTCTGGTTGAAATCGAGTTCATCTACGCGAACCTTCCAATAGTGATGGACAAGATACTGGAATTTTTCCTCAACCTGTTCGTTGAAAAATTCGCTCAGATGGCCGAAGCAATAATCGGAAAGGTGTTCGATATATGGAAGAAGGTAATTGAGATAGTTCCACCACTTCAGGACTTGCTTGAGATGTGTTGGGCGGTTCCCAATGCCGCAGACTTGTGCTGCAATCTGGCGTTGAACATAGCCCTTCCAGAAATGTGGTCGATAGCTGAACCTTATGTGATGATGCCAGTAAAATGCTTGCAGATGATACAGACAGTATGCAACAATGCATGCGAGTTGGCATACGAAGTCAACGAAATGACAAAATAAGCAAAAGGTCGTCCACAAATGGGGGCGACCTTTTTGTTGAGGTGGATTTCACCTCTGTCAATGTGGCTTCATGTCACTTCTCATCAGCCACGAACTTGCCACCGCGGCACTTGGCTCCACGGGAGGCATATGCCTTTCTGGCCACCTGGCACTCTGGGCAATCGTCTGGAAGCAAAAGCACGGACTGGCAACCCTTTCCAAACGCGCCAACAACCTTGTTGACGAGTTCAACGTTCGCCTTGACCTTCTCGTTAGTGGCGAGATAGGTGTCGATTCCATTGAGGATGACAACGGCACCCGCGTTGATAAGTTGCTTCTGGTAATCGTTCAGCTTCTCCTGCTTGAGAACGATCTCCTGCACGTTGGGGAGAACGCTGTCAAGGTATGTCTTGCCCTCGCCAACCGCAACGGTGGACTTCGTGATAACGTCAACGATGTCCTTGAGAACAACCTTGACATCCTTGTCGGGGTTGTCAATGCTGAACCAAGTCAGCATAGCAAGGCCACCTGCTGTTGTTGCGCCATTCACGATAACGGCCTCGTCCTTCTCGCAGCCAGTGAACAAAAGTGTCGCCGCCGCCATGATTGTCATGATGATTTTCTTCATAGTTTGTTTTACCTTTCTTCGTTATGGTTTAATTATACTAGATTCTTGTTTTAGTCTTCTTCGTCAAATCCCTCGCAGTCAGTCAAGATGAACTCAAGCTGGATGAATGGATCGTCTGGATTCTCCTCGTCCTTCTCGTACACTGCCCGGAAACCACCAGTGGCAACAGTGGTCTTCTCATAGGCAGCGTCAATGAGAAGCCTCTCGGCGCAGTTCCGAATCTCCCCAACATTGGGAACGCCATTTTCCGCCCCTGCCCAGCACCATTTCAGATGTTCCATCACGTCGGCAACCTCATCGAAGTCAAAGTTCTCCATGATGTTGTCAATCTTGTTCCGCTCAACATCGGTAAGGGAGTTGAATTTTTCCGTCGGCGATGGCTTGTGTGGCTTTTCCTGCTCAACAGATTTCTCAACCTTGCCACCCCTTTCAATGTACTTCTTGAGAAACTCAAGAGTGTCCTGGATTGAACCCATTCTCGTTTCAAGTTCGCCAATTCTGTCTTCAACTGTTTTCATTTTCAATGTTCTCCTTGCACATACAGTATACAACTTTCACAAAAGATTGTAAATAGTATCTGCATACATAATTGGAGAAACACGCAATGGCATTCACTATTCCAAACTTGGTAGGGCAACAAGCAGACAACTTGCAAGCAAGAACTGCAGGAACCAACGAGATAAAGTTTCACAGACATTGCCAAAAGACAGTTCTTTCGGCATATGGGTTGGAGGGACAAGGGGCTACCTGGGATACCTTGCATCAAAACACCAATGACGATTTGCAATACTTGAACAACATTGTGGGAGAAAACAGACGATGGTGGAACCTGTTTGAGCATGAGGAAAACATCACTCAAGACTTGCGTTCAATACTTGAATTGTTGAACAACCTTGTTGGAATATACATGCAAGGAAAGCGTTTTTCAATCCAGTTTCAAGACAACAACAACAACCGGATTGGAAACTTGACGATGAACCCACAGACAGACCAATCCACCAACTATCAAGTAAATGGATTTGGCAGAGACTTGAAGTTGAGGATAGGAAATGGCTATCTGTAGTTCAATACAATGACTCCAAATTCGTATTGGGAAAATGGAACAAAGAAAAACGAAGTTCTTGAGATTGACCTTCCAAGCCTTTCACACAACTACAACGCCCTTCCACAAGACAACATAGTGGAAAATCAAGAAGAAATAACAATAGATGGCTCCACATATGCCTACAAGATGGAATGCAGCGAAACATCAAACAGTTTTCCTGGATTCAGCATAAGTACAGGCAATGGAGACATGCCATTGGTGCAGTGGGAAGTGCATATGTCAAACAAATCAAGCACCAAGATAATGTTGAACCCACCAGAACCACCAGATGGATATAGCCGTATCGAAGGAAATCTGTCAAACTTGGAGGTGGAGGCAAACAAGACAAACGTATATCTGTTCCGTGCGAATGTTCAAGAAAACACTCTGACATACTACAGCCCAATCAAGACGTTGTTGGACAGCATATATCCAGTTGGTTCAATATACACAACTACAAAAACAGACTTTGACCCAAATATCAGTTTTGGAGGAACATGGACACAGGTTCAAGCTGGGAAATACCTATTGAGCGTAGACAAAGATAGTGAACAAGTAAGACAATACAAAGACGCAATACTTCCAAATCACTATCATACAGGTTCTGGAACAGTTACTGGCGTATGGGTAGACGGATCCAGTTGGGTTGACGCTTCTTCTGGTGAAAAAAAAGTCAACCGAAATGGTTCAGCTTCTTTCTCTTTCACGACATCAAACCCTAAAACTAACGTATCTGATATTAGTGTAGGAGATGTACTTAGACCACCATCATATACAGTAATATTCTGGGAAAGAACAGCATAAGCAAAAACCGAGGGATAAATCCCTCGGTTTTCATCTGTTTCCTTTTCACAATAATCTTGACTGTTGGTCTCAATCAGACCACCGGAGCTTCGCATGCTTCCTTTGCTGCTTGTTCAGATACCTCGTTGGCAAGGTTTTCCTTTGCCTTTGCTTCCTTGGCTTTCCTCTCGGCCTTCGCCTTGCGCTTCGCGCGGATAGCCTTTTCCTGTTCCTTCTGATCAAACGCACTCTTGACAATCTGGTTGATGCGCTCTCCTAGGCCAGTGGACTTCAAGTAGCCATTCTCGTCAACATCGTTCGCATAGAGCCTCTTGATGATGGCATACACCAGACCAGTCTCCTTGCAGAATGGATCATGCTCAGAAGCCTTGACGCATACCTTCGTGCCATCCTTGAACGTCACGATTGTGGCAGGATCGTTGAAGATAACCTGATCAATGTCGTCCAAGATACCACCATTGAACAGAGTTCTCCCCTTCTTATGGCATGTGCATGGTTTTGACGTGTCAACAAAGTTGTCAACATCAATGATATTGGTGCAATACTTGTTATGGTTCTTGTTCGCCATCTTCACGAGTTCGTCAAAGAGGATGTCCAATCCCCTTACTGCGATGTCTAATTTGTCTGTATACATTTTCTTGTCCTTTGCTTTATTGCTTGTTCCTTGCTTAATTATACAACCATTCAGCTCCATTGTAAAGTGCATTGTCAAACTTCCGATTCTTCAACAACTTCAACCTCGTCCTCGTCCTTGTCCATTTCTTCAAGCAGCTTCAACATGTCCATTGTTCCAACTCCAGAGTTCTGGTCGTTGACCCCAGGGATTGTTGTTGCCTCCGCTGGAGTGGAGGGGTGCTGCTGCTCCCATTTTTTCTGGTCAAGATCGTACTTCATCTTGAGAAGCCTTTCCCTGTGTTCCTGCTTCAACATCTCCATCTTCACGTTGTCAAAGAACTTGACCCTCTGCTTGTAGAGACCGGTGTACTCGGAAATCAACTGCCTTGTCTCGCCAATCAACGATGCTGCTGCGGAGACAGTCTCGGAGTCAAGAACATCGCAACTTGATATGATGCCATACACGGTTCCAATCATCTGCTTGGTGGAGTCAACAAGATCCTCAATTGACTTGAACGCGCTTTCCACATTGACAAGGTTGTCAATCCTCACTGAGGCTGAACCATTCTCGTCCTTAGACCTCTGTATTTCTCCCCTCGTCTGGTCAATCACCTGGAAGTTCTCTTGAAACTTTTCGTCAATCTCGTCAACCTTGTCCCTTGTCTCTTGAAGCATCTTCTGGGTCTGGTCTATCACGGATTGCGTGTCATCCAAGGAAGGGGCAGCTTCGTTCATGTAGTCCTCGAAGCTTTGTCCCTCTTGAATGCCAAGCAATTCGTTCAACCTGTCCTTGTTAATCTGCTCAGACACTTCAATCCTCTTCCAATTCGATATTTCTTGACTTGTTGCCGTTCTTGATCTCTTGTATGATGCTGTCCTTCTGCCGCTTCAAGAACTTGGCGTCTTCCTCGGTAATCTGATCCGAGCCTATCATGGTCTTGAGGAACTCCATGTACGATTTGTCGATGTTGATTGATGGCATTTCCTCTTGCGCCCTTTCCATATGCTCCTTCACCAACTGCCTCTTGAAGTTCAAGTCATCGTAGTATTTCTTGAGATACGTCATCGCGCAGCTCCAACAAATCTGGGTGAAGTACGCGAAGGGATTGTTGAAGTTGAAATTGTACTTTGGCAGAGAATTGATGCAGCGGATGCATGAATCGCCTATTATGTCCTCCTTAACCTCCTTGGAGTATCTGACATAGTTTGGGTGTCCCATGTAGTGGGTCGCTATCTCCAATATCATCTTCCCCAACTTCTCGGAAGGCTGACGCTTCTTCTCGTCCTTGTTCGAGTCTCGCCACTTCTTCAACTCTTCAAGCAACTCGGCGTTGCTCACGTATGACTTTCTCTTGGGGCGTGGATTCTGTTTCTCCAACTCGGCCCTCTATCTCTATCTTGTTCTGGATATCTCCAGATTCTTCTTCTGGAATTCCTCCAGTGATTCGCTTTTCCTTCTTGGCATTGTCTATGTTTCCTGTATTTGGAGAAATACAACCTCGTTTGTCATGGCAAATTTGGTAAATATTCCCTTCAATACCCTATGTCAACAATTATACAGGAAATCGTCAAAAAATACCACGAACCCTATGAATTGTCCCATCTTCTCGCTCAATGGTCGAATCTTCCACAGATTCCTCGCATGGGGTGTCCAATTCCACCTTGGTGATTTTTGGCATGTCTGTCTGGGTCTTGTACATTCCAAATCGGTGGGGAAGAGTCATTTGAGTGATGACATAGTTTCCCGACTTGGCTCTTGTTTCCCGATAGATCTGAAATTCACGAAGGATATCTATACCCTCTTTTGCAAGAATTCCATAGTTGTCGTTGTCAAACATCTCATGCACGATTCTGTTTGCCAATTCCAGATCATAGTTGGTTTTCAGAACTTTCCATAGCCTTTGGGAATATTCGTATGTATCTGCCGGGACAATGTTCATTTGAAAATTCACCTCACTTGTTGCCACCCTTCTGTGCGTTGTACACTGACATTATCTCTGGTGGATACGAGTTTCCCATAGCCATTCCAATTTCCATAGTAGCCATTTGCTTGTCTGAAAGGCTTTTGCCGTCAAAATCCTCTCCAGCTATTTGTGTTTTCGTGGTTTCAGATGGAGGTTGTGGTTCTGGGGCGGCTGGTTGGGAATTGGAGAACTCGTTGTTGAACTGATTCTGCTCTGATTCGCTCAACTTGGTGTCAACATCGTTTGGAGGAGGAGTAGTGTTCTCCTGGGTCTTCATTGCTGCGGTGGCATTCTGGACTGCAGCAAGCGATTGCGCCTCAAGGTCAGATTCAAAGATGTCTGGATTTTCCTTCTTGATTTCTTCCTTCATGGCGTTCTATGCCTCTTCTGCGCTCATTCCATCCTTCATCATGTAGTACGCCATCTTGTCGTTGTCTGACATGTAGGGCCAATCCTCGGGCAAGATGCTGTTCTCTTGTTGTTGCTGTTCTGGTTGGTTTGACTGTTGGTTCTATGGCGCATAGTTGTCGTATGGCGTGTTGTCGGGAGGTCCGCTGTCCTCTTCCTCATCACCAGATGAACTTCCTTGGGCAAACGAGTTTGGTGGATCGCTATGCCCACAATCGTAGTCTATGTGCGTGAACGTACCACCCAACTCGAACACCACGAAACTTGAACTATCGTGAGACATATCAATGTCCCCAATCTTGGTTGGGTGGAAGTTGTGGATAATCCAGTGATGATGGGTCTAATCCTCTGGACTGTTCCTCAACCTGACTTCAAGAATGTCCTCGTCCGATATGTTATCGTAGCTGCCAATTGTAGCCCTTGGATCGCCAGCAACAAAAGGGTGTGCCGTCTGGAGAACCATGTTTCTCAGATCGTAGTAGTGGAATCCCTCCTTGTCAGCAACTATGTTCATTGTTATGTCGTTAGAGCCATAGTTTACGTGCGTTGGAATCTTGATGGTAAAGCCGGCATGGTTGATGTCAACGGTGTTCACCTCAAGCCCAGGAATTTGGATGTCCCTGGCGAAGAATATCGTCCTCGGCCATCTGCTCCACACCAACTCGAACTGGCAATTGATGATTGGTTGGGACAAGTTCAGCGCCGTCAAGAACGTGTGAAGATTGGGCTTCGTCTTTTCAATATCCTTGTACGATGGATACTTCGACCCACTTGCCCTATCTACAACATTGTAGCTTGGATTCTTGACCATATCGTTTGCCATGACTGTCCCTTATCTTATCGCAAAAGGTGGAGAAGAAAGATTATCTCTCCTCCACCCTTGACTTGTTCACATAAGCAGATTATCTGCGCAACAATCAGAGGTTGCTGCCAGAACCATTAACAGTACCTTCCTGTGCGCCACCACCACCGACAGCCTGACCCGGTTTGAACTGTCCACCACCCTGCATTTTATCAGAGGTTGCTGGACTATTGTCAGCCGAATCTCCAATGGCTTTACCAAGATCTGGACTCCTTGAGCTGTCGTCGTTTTTCTTTTGCGCAACACCAACCTGCTCCCAATACACGGACTTGAAGTCAACTGTGAACGTGGAGATGTTTCCTCCGGTGTTGGAGAGTTCAAGCCCACCAACCTTCGTCACCCTTACACCATGTATAATCGTGCTTTCAATGATGGACTGATAATCAGGAGCGAGAAGGTTCACCTTGATATATGGCTCGTTGTCGTCACCTTCTCCAATTCTTGTTGGTCTTCTGTTCGATTGGAAGAACGAACCCATTGTGATGTCGGGGTTCAGACAAGCTGCTTGCCAATCAAGGCAGGCGCGGCGCAAGTCTCCACGCACGTCTGCATACACCGTGATGGAATGCTCTTGACCCATCTCCAATGTTGTTGGAATTGGAATGTTGTACGCCCTGTACTGAAGGTTATCGAAATTCACGGTTCTATCAGGAAGCGTGAAGTTGTTTCCGTAAACCTGCATTCGGGAAAGCGTTGTATCTATCTAGTCAATACCAGAGTTCAACTCAATGCTGTACATTGTCGCTATGCGAACCTGATCTTGGTTGAACAATCCAATCGCTTGACTTAACGTGTAATTGATGTCATACTTTGCCATAGTGTTTCTCTGTGCCTCGTTTGTTTAAGAAGAACGAATATCGTCTCTGTCTTTCAGATATTATTTACAATAATCAAGAAGAAAACTAGAAATGGTAAATATTGTCTATATGGCTACAGAACCTAATATTGAGGAGTTCTTTCTGGTTTCGGATTCGGACGAAACCAGTAGTCAACTTGACTCCAAGAAGATGAGTTGGGACGTTTTGGCCGAACTTGCGCAAGACAACCTCTTCAAGAGATACCTCAAGATGATGGACAAGTACCTCACCAAGAGCCAATACGAGACTTTTGGTTCCACCATAGCCAACAACTTGAACGAGTTGAACGAAGATTGGAACCAAATCAAGGACAAGAGGTGGAGTGGATTGCTCAAGCCGGTCGATGGGCAAGTGATAGCGATATTTAAGGACGATATCCCACCCGACACAACGCCAATGGACTATCTCAAGGCGCATTGGGACATTCCAATTGACGCAACGGTAAACCAATGGAAGGACTGCATGATGCGTGGCGTGACCTTCAAGGAGGAAAACAACACGAATCCAACCATGAGAAGTTCCAACCAGAAGGTGACGTTGAAGGAAATCAACATGCCACCACACATGCACCACAGTGGAATAACACAAGGCTCTACCGTCCAGGTTGTCAAATCGGACCCGAATGGAGGGGATGCCCACATGGAGCCATTTTCCACAAGATACGATATGTTCAACAACGATTCAATCGGCACTGGATTGAGCAAAAACGAATTGCAAGGCGTTGAAGAAGAAAACCTTGCCGTGGAGCAAGTTGGTTCAGACGAAACCTCTGATGGAACGCCTGCGCTTTCACACAACAACTTGCCAAAGCTTCACGAATGCTACGTTTTCGAGATATTGCTCAACCAGGATTGACAATCACCAAGTCTTCAATCGGTAGAACTCGTCAACCACCTTCTGGGAAAGATCAGTTGGAATGTTCTTGAAGTCAATCAACTTGGAGTTGAGTACCAGATGTTCGGCAACTTCAGGCTCCTCCTTCAACATCTTCTTGAACTCGTCAGTCTTCTCGGTTATGTACTTGTACGCCCTAATCTCCCCTATCTTTGGCTTGATGGGCTTGATGTTGTCGGAGGAATCCCCAGATATGATCTTAATCATCAACGCCTGCTTTGGGGTTATGCTGATTATATCGTTGTTGGTGGTCTTAATCTTTGGAACAACAAGTTCGCCCTTCGCATCGTACTGCGAAACGTCTCTGTCAATCTGTAACTGAAGGAAGTCCCTGTCGGACGAAATCAGGATTATCTTCTCGTACTCCTCGGCAATCCTCTGGGAAAGGGCTATTGAGGCGATTATGTCGTCGCCCTCGGCCCCATCAACTGACAACTGCACAGTATGTTCCCCAAACACCTCTGGAAAGGCGTTGTTGTAGAGTTCATCGAAAACCGGCCCAATCTTGTACTGACCCCTCTTTGACCTCTGGATTTTCCTTGTCAACTTGTACTCGGGGTAAAGGGAGTATCTGAACGATTTCGTCAACTTGCTGTCCTTCGCTATGATGGTGTCAACCAACGTTGTGTTCGGATATAGAAGCCCAGTCGCATTCTCAATGATTGTGGCAATTCCATTCAACTTGTCAACTGTTGCGTTGTGGAGGCACTTCTTGAACCACTTGCTCTCGTTCACAAGGTCTGGAAGGTTGTCTTGATCCGATTCCTCTGGCGAGCGAATCGTGCATGTGTCCATTCCCTGGTACTGCTGTGTCCAGTTCTTGAACGCGCGGTAGGTGACAACGAACGACAAAAAACT